GATATGGATTGGAAATCAATCTTTGAAAGCATTAATAAAGTAAGAGATGAGATTGACGAATACCTTCCCTTTCCAGTAATGCAAGTAAGCAATGCTGAAGCGGATGATGTTATCGCAACCCTTGTGGAAACAACCCAAGAATTTGGCAACCACGAAAAAGTCATGATTATCTCCGCAGATAAAGATTTTATCCAACTTCAAAAATACGACAACGTTCAGCAATTCAGTCCTCTTACCAAGAAACTTGTAAAGGATACCAACCCGCACAAGTATCTTTTCGAGCATGTGGTTCGTGGTGACAGTGGCGACGGTGTTCCTAACGTTCTTTCGGGTGATGACGTATTTGTTTCTGAATCACGTCAAACTCCCTTGCGAGCTAAGAAGATCGAAGAATGGTACAAAGCTTCTCGTAATGGTGATATGAAAGAGATTCTTGATGAACAAACATATCGCAATTATATTCGCAACAAAAGCATGATTGACCTTTCTCAGATTCCAGAAGATGTCTCGTCACGAATCCGAGAAGAATACGATAAAAAGGAAGTTAAGCCAAATGGAAAAGTTCTTAACTATCTTATTACTCGTCGGTGCAGCCAGCTTGTAGCTTGTGCAGAAGAGTTCTTTATCAAGTGATATATAATACTAGAACAACAATACAACGTTTACCATGAAAAACAAAACACCGAAAAATTATAGGACCAAGCTTCCTCACGAATTGTTTCAGCTTTGCGACGAAGCCGAAGGAGTTCCAGAGCGGGTAAAGCTTTTGCAAGAACACGCAACCTTTGGAATCAAAACACTTCTTCAAGCAAACTATAAAGAAGCTATTGAATTTGATCTTCCAGAAGGGACACCTCCTTATAAAGAAAACGAAGCGGTGCCAGGAAACCAAACCCGCCATTTTGAAAAGCTTGTTAAGCAGCTCAAACACCTTATCAAGCATTCTCCTTTGTCTGCTTATAAAAAAGAAACTATTTACATTAAGCTTCTTGAATCATTAAGCGCTGAAGATGCCAAGATTATGATTGCTGTAAAAGATAAAAATCTTAAAGGTCTTTACAAAACACTTACTGAGGCTACCGTTCGTAAAGCGTTTCCAACACTGCTCGGTAACAAGTAGAATGACTTACGATTATTGCTGTGAGACTTGTGGGGAGACTTGGGAAGAAAGTCATCCCATGGACAAAAGAGACGATCCCGTAGGTGATCCTTGTCCATACTGCGAGACTGGAAAGAAAAAAAGAAAGGCCACCGCAGTGCAGCTGTCCTATTCTGGTACAAAGTCAATGATTAAGAGAGCGGGTGGCGATTGGAACTGTTTGCTTAAAAAGATTCATAAGAACTCAGGAAAGCAATCACAAATCAAGCACGAATAAATCTTCAATGAAAATGAATAAGGCGCATCTCAAGTGTCCAGTTCACCGGAGAATTAACGTGGGTAACAGCTATTGGTATCCAAGTGACTACGTTGAATGGAAAAGATGCCCGAGATGCAGCCTTGTTCCAAAAATTAGAATCACGGAAGATATACAACGAACCGCGTGCGGATGTTGGACTTCGCTGAGCGATAGATGGGAAATCGGAGCTGAGTCGAGAAGCTCTTATGTGGCTAGAAAAAGATCAGATAAAGATTACAACTTTACTGCTTTGAAAGATAACTGGAATACTTATTGCACAACAGGTAAACTAAAATTTAAACTGGGTAAGCGTTTTCCCTTGGGCTTGTTTGGCCTTAAAAAGAAACGAGGATAACTTAAAAATATTATGGAAGACTATTACAATATGGATGAAGACAGCTACGGCATGGATGAAGAAGGATACAACCTCAAAGAGGATAACTGGGAAGTTGTTACAGAGCACCTATTTTGCGTGCTAAAATCATTGAAAGCCGAGGGATATACTAACTTGGATATTTTAAAAGGTGTATCCTTTATAGCATGTGACTTAAGCCAAAGTATAACAGAAGATGACAAATAAGACTAATATGAATACGCATAGTACAGGCTCCGAAGCTTTGGGAGTAGAAGATCTTTTTAGCGGAGGAAAGGTAAATAACTTTTCGGGCGAGTATGGATCCGTAATGGATTTTTACTTATCCGGAACTATTGGAGAAGCTTCTGAATACATTGAGTGGTTTCATAAAATTCGCAATGCGCGACCGACAGATATAATTAGCTTTCATATCAATTGTCCGGGTGGTAATCTTTTTACAACCGTTCAGTTTCTTCAAGTTCTTGATGAGTGCGCCGCACATGTTGTTATGAACGTAAGTGGAGCATGTATGAGCGCTGCAACGCTGATATTTCTTCAAGGCGATGAGTTTGCAATTAATGAACACAGCGCGTTTCTCTTTCACAACTACAGCGGTGGAATGATTGGTAAAGGCGGAGAGATGTATTCAAATATGATTCATGATCGCAAGTGGTCAGAAAAACTTTTCCGTTCTCAATACGAAGACTTTCTCACGGCAGAAGAAATTAGTAACCTTGTTGATGATAAAGACATTTGGATGGATGCGAACACAGTGGTTGAACGACTCGAGGCAAGAAACAAAGCCCGAGAAGAGGAAACCAAATTAAAAGAACAGCCACCTAAAAAGAAAACAACAAAGAAAAAGACCGCTAAGAAACCCAGTTAGATTATGAAACCATCAGACTTAAACTACCAGTTCAGCAAACGCCTTGCTTTGACCATTATGGTTGAAACCGGTGAAGAGATTTCCGAACAAAACGAGCCATGGGTTCTACCAATTGAATCTGAATACAAAAAAATTCAAGCTAAGGAGTCTAAGCTTTCCTCGAGGAACCGCAAAGACCTTTCAGCGGCGTATGAAGCGCTTCTTAATCTTAAAGAGAAAGAAGCTGAAGAGAAAGAAGCTGAAGAGAAATAATAAATAACATTTAAGTATAGTATATCGCAGGGCTTTGAGATCAATCTTAAAATAGAAAGACAAAGCTTATGGAAACTGCAATTATAGTAAATAGCATCTTGGTGACCGTATTCGGCTTGGGGTTCTTGTCATACACAGTATGGTTGGGGTTCAAGGTCGTAAGATTATCGGGAGAGCTTAAACAACTGGAATATAACACCGATTCGCGAAGCGAAGAAACAGAAAGAATGATCGGGAGTCTCGACAGTGAAGTTTGGAAAAACTTTGACAAAGTAGATTCCAGATTCGATCAAAGAATAACCGACGAACTCAGAGAGGTTTGGAATGAATTTGAAGTTCATCACCGCCGTTCTACTGAAATCGAAAGTGTTCTAAACAAAGACTAACAGACACGTCTCATTCCCTGTTGATATACTATATCTTTTATTATGAATCAATTTAAGAGGCATCTCTCCACCCCTTCTTCTTTCGCCAAGATCTATATCGCCGGCCCGATTGATGCGATCAAGCAAACGTGCCGGCATTGGTGTAAAGAGAATCCGAGTTGTGTAAACGTTTCGGAAACGTCTTTCATATACTGCGGCGGCGAAGAGACCGGAGCCATTGTTGAGTTTCTTAATTATCCCAAATTCTCCTCAACCCCAAAAGAGATTTTTTTCAAAGCTAAAACTCTGGGGTTTGAGCTAAAGGAATCGACCGCTCAAGATAGTTTTCTGATAACCACGCCAGACTACACGCATTGGTGGAGCGATAGAGAACAGAAGTGGACTTCTTCTGAGTTGGTCAGATCATCATTATAGCCATTTTGTATCAAATTTGGCATTTTTGTACCATTTTCAGCAAAAAGCGAAAAAAGTCACTTTTATAGCACTTTTACCTGTACATTTGCCGAAAACCGTGGTAGAATATACTCATGGAAAGCGAGGAACACAATATGACAAACGCAAGAGACAAAGCACTGGAGTTGGTTGAGAACGGCATGGTAACAGCAGAGGATATGCTGACTATGGCGCTGAAGTATATGTCTACAGACGATGTAGAGGATATGCTGGACGCTAACGAGTTGAGTGAGCGTTTTATGGACGAAGAGGAAGGCCGTTCATAAGCGGCTTTTCAAGGTTCTTGAAGCTACCGGAACAAAAAGCTAAAAACCCTATCATTTATATTATGAGCAAATACAACAAACGACACGGCGGTCCTTTCGACCGCGGAGGAGCAGATTCCTACTACCGCAGAGGAGAGAATCCTCATTATTACAAAGGTGGCACCTCGACCTCCGAGAGAGTGGAGGAGAAGGATATGACCCAAGAGGAAATCGACGCCTACCTTGCAGGATACAACGAGAATGAATCGTTTGGCGATTTCAAAGAATACTATTAATTTTAACCATTCTATTATATTATGAACAACAAAATCAGCACTCCAATTGCACTAAAACTCGAACTCCAAGACGTTAACGACATTGACGCTGCCACCGCCATACTCCGCCGAGCGGAATGGAAACTTATCAGAGAAATGCGAGAGAACTTTCTCGACACCCGGTCCTTCTCAGAGATTGGTACTCGAAACGAAACCCTTCTCAGTTTCTGCACGATGCTTTTGGAATGGGTTCGACACTTCCATGGTGGAACCGATCAAAGCATTGTAGAAAGAGATCTTGACACTCACTCCATTGATGAGCTTCTTAAACCATTCGAACGTCTTAGAAAAATGGTTCGCTAATGGCTGTTGCCGATGACTAATTCAATTACCATTACAAATAAACACGGCCAAGTTTGGAACATTCATAGGTCCATTATTAATCAATTTGCCCTTAAGCCGGAAGCAGAGATGTGGACATTCTTAGGAAGATTCTCTGGGTGGTTTGATCCTTGGCAGAAAGACATTCTATTATCTCTGGTGAGAATGGAACGCGAAGGTATCGCTATCGACGGCGCTATTACTCTTCAATACAACCGATAAATAAAAAAAATATGAAACCCAACGAAGCTTCTTTGTTATTGCAATACAAAGTGCTAAAGCATGATCTTGATGAACTCTTGAAAAGCATTTATGACGATCATGATCTTGACATTTATCAGCAACGCAGCATTCTTAGGGATGGAATAAAGGTTATTTCAAAAAGATGTGAGAAGGTTATCGAATTAACCGCCGACGAAAACAAAAATGAATGTTAGATATTTAGTTCAATACAAGCATCCACTTCACCAGAAATGGGTAACGGACGAAAAGTGCTGCACTTTGCTTGAAGCAAATCACGTATTGGATAAAAGAAAAAAGGACAGTAAGAAACTTATGAAAGACCGACACGCAACCTTAAAGTGGAGAATTCTACCACTTGATTAGTATCATATGAAAAAACCCGCACTCTTTCTTAGTCTTTCCCTTGTATCTCTTATGGGAATGGCGTCGCCAAAACCAAAGCCGGCTCACTCTAGATCAACCAAATCAAAAGAGTCTGAAACCGATCTTAAAGAAGTCTTTTCAAAATTAAAGTTGAAGGGCGTGGCAAGTTCTTCAAAAATCGCAAGTATCGCAGCACGGGACATTGGCACTTATTATAGAAAAGGTGTTAGTCTTCAATGTGCCAACTATGTTTCACACGTTGTTAAAAGAGCGGGAGGAACCCCACCCTCATCATCGAGCTTTGCGAGATCGTGGCTTAAGTGGGGGACGAAAGTACAATACGCCAACATCCGGCCGGGAGATATTATTATCACGTCACGAGGAAGAAGTTCCAGAAGCGGCCATATCTTAATTTACAAAGGTGGCGGAAAGGCCATTCACAGATCTACGCGATACAAGGCAATTGGTGAAATATCTCTTGACTATTATAAATCGAGAATCCTTGGAATCCGAAGAAATTCGTAATGGCTAAGGTGAACGTCTTTTATAGTGAGGATTGCCAACTTTGTCCTCCGTATCTTGACGACCTTAATCGGTTATCAAATGAATTTAATCATCAATGCGAGACATTGTCGCTTCAGGGAAATCCTTTAGCAGTAGCGGCTGTTCTTCAGCACCTTAGAGAAACAGGTCACACGATATCTTCTCTTCCGTTTTTTGTTGTTTCAAAAGGCGAACAAAAGTATAGCTACGAAGGCATTCTTTCTTCATATGTTATGGCCGAAGTTTTGGAAAAATTCATATAACCGATTTGGAAAACTTAAAAAGTAAATTTTATTATGGAATGTATTCACTGTTATAAAGAAGTAGTCCCAGCGCGAGTTGATGCTGGTTATAAATATTGTATGTCATGCGCCGAGCATGTACCTAAGGTGAAAGGCGTTATGGTATGGGGTCACAAGACCGCCGGAGAAATGCAAGTGGTTTCCCCTGATCAATTTGATGAACACCGTAAGTATAGTCCTTACGGAAAGAATACTGGAATGGGGTCAGGTGTTCATCGTGTTACTCAAAGCGCGACCCGCTAAGCTTCGAGAACTTCCACGATATAACGGAGAATCTTACTGCGGACAATATCTTCTTCACCAAATGTAAGGTTGAAGATTCCTCTGTCCTCCGCATCATCTCTTAGTTTGAACTTGTTGAAGATCTCGGAATATCCACTAGCCTTTCCAATGTCAGCTTGTTTAAGGTCACCGCAAACAGCATAGCGTGTATCCTTACCAAATCGTGTTAGGATTGTAACAAGCTCGGCCGAGGTTAAGTTCTGGGCTTCATCAATAATCACGAAGGAATTGTTGAACGTCAAGCCGCGAACAAAGTTAACGGGAATGGCAGAGAGAATACCTTCTTTCATAAGGTGATTGGCAACTCCTTGTCCGCTAATTTCTGCAACCTTTTCAATAAGAGGCATTGCATAAGGCATGAACTTATCGTCCACTTCTCCAGGCAAAGCGCCAAGAGAGCGACTCGCGCTTTCAATTACACTTCGGATATACACGATGTTTTCAATCTTATTGGCCTTTAATAATTCCAACCCAGCAAGAACCGCAAGATACGATTTAGCACTACCAGCAGGTCCATCGACAAATCCAATCTTTGTTCGGTTATCACAAAGACCATCCTTGAACGCAAGATGATTCTTTGAATAATAGAAAGGCTTTCTGATTGTAAAATTAGTCATCCAATTTTCTTCGAGAGTATCCTCTATTTCTGCATCCCTGAGATCTTCAAGTTTGAGCCGTCTCTCAGCCTTTTTTCTGGGAGCGCGTTTGGTTGTTTTCGTTCTTGTCATGGTGGTATGGTGTTTGATGTTAATACAAAAAAAGGGAAAACCACTTAATGATTTTCCCTTTTTAATAGATTGGCCGCCGCCTTCAGACTTTGATGATTATCAGATTCGTCCATAGCAGTAGCACTAAGAATATTTATAAAATAAGGAGGTTAAGGGCCCTTTTACTATAAATAATAATATGAAGGCGATAATCATATTCATTTTATGCTTATCGACCAGCATTATTTGGTTATCTCTAGCCATTCCTGTTCCTCGTGATCCACCACAACCAACGGCCATGGATCTTGAAGCCAAGCGACAGGGTATAGTTATTATAACTAGAGATATACTTAGCTTAATGGAAGCAAATCCCTTTAAATCGGTGGGGATTTATACTATAAGCGGGAACGGGAAAAAAGCCGCAACGTTTATACCTTCTTGGAATGATATAGAGTATTCCTTAGGTATGGCCGATGCACAAAGACGTTACTTTATTTTTCGTAAAGTTTTTAAGGCGGTTGACATCGAAGACCTTAAAGTGGTTGGCATATATCCTTTGCCGATACCAGAGAATCTCAAGATTTAATTGGCTTCTTCCACAAGATCGCCAACCTGAAGCTTGGACGTTTTCCAGACTCTACCACCGTTTTCTTTACAATAATCGAGCATCTCTTCTTTCTCTCCAATGGCCTGGACCTTTCGATCAGAAACCACTGCATAGTGAAGTTTGGCGTCAGTACCAACTGCGTCTTCTCCAACCTTAATGGTTTTGACTTGTTCGGTTTGAACTTCTTCTACGATTCGGTGGTAAAGCATATCCTTGTCGCTAAACTTCCATTCATCAGCATTAAAGTAAGGCTTATTCCGAAGCTTGGAATATTCGTCGGAAGAGATCTTGTTTGTTTTGTCAAGCTTTGCCTTAGTTATTTCTTTAAGGTCGCCAGATTCCTTACCTAGAATATAAGAGTGCAAATCTTGCATCGTGGAATGAAGGCCACTTAATTTATTTTGAAACCACTCAGGATAACTACCTCCGTTGGTAAGTATGTCTCGAATTTCGGTTGAAGCGTGGCAGACAAAATTAAGTTGGGTGATCACCATAGCAAGCTCCTTTTCATTGGGAAGGTTAAGTGGTTCGTGAGCACCTTCTTTAACTGACTTTAGCAAATTATATGCCGCGTTTACAAGTGGATCTTGAGCTGTATATTCCTGAGAGTTTTTCATATAACTATTTATAACAAAACACATTTTATCATTTACAATCTTTTAAAAAAATGGTATAATAACTGAGTACTTTACTAGCATGACTTATATACACAGGACCCTACTTGGAAATACTTGGAACGGCTACAAACACATTGCCCAACTATGGTACATTCGTAAGGACCCAGGCTATCCTTCCTTGCAACGCATTGATATGTACAGAGTAGAAAAGGATGGTACGGTTGGCGATTGTGTCTCTTCCGTTACCGAAAACGGTATAGGAGAAAACCGGCTTACTCTTGATGATAGATTCACCGGCTTAATGATACTAATCGACGATGGAGTACTTAACTGGGAACTGGGAATTTAAATATGAAAAAGATTATTGCAATAGCAGGAAACGCTACATGTGGAAAGGATACACTTTTCCAAGCTCTTAAACGCGAACTTGAATCGCACGAACCGTGGTACCTTAATGATGGGCGAGTTGAGCGAATCGCATTTGCCGACGCGTTAAAAGAAGAGGTCGACGAGTTTCTAAAGAAAACAATTGGTATCAGTGCTTGGACGTCTAATCCAGATGAGAAAAAACTTATTCGTAAATTTCTTATTTTCTGGGGTACTGAATTTAGACGAGACCAAGATGATATGCATTGGGTGAACCTTTCAGCTGAAAAGATGAGTGATCCTAGTGCAATATACATTATTACCGATCTGCGGTATGAAAACGAATATCACTGGATCAAAGAACAAGAAGGAACCGTGATCTACCTTGACAGATATATCAATAAAGAAGGAACGCTGGTCGCTCCCGCCAATCACTATGAGGCAGAGAATAATAAATTTCTCAAAGCCAATGCCGACCTTCAACTTGCTTGGCCAACATATGATGAAGATGACGTGCAGGCTCAACGAGCATTTGTTCGGAAATATGCTTCTCCTTATCTTCAGTTGAACAATCTCACTTTTACAAAAAAACAAAACCAAATCCAGCAATGAATAATACACCCAAGCTATGCTTTATCGACACTGAAACTACTGGCCTTGATAGAAATAAAGATAACATCTTTCAAATCAGCGCCAAGATTACAGATCCAGAAGCGAATGAAATACTTGATGAAATTAACTTAACGTTTGTTCCACACTCATTGGAAAACTATGAAATCGAAGCGCTAGAGAAAACGGGATACACTATTGACCAATTGAGCTCGTTTCCTCTTTCTTCTCCTGATGCCTTTAAGCAGTTTACCGATTGGTTGGCAACCCACGTGAATCGTTTTGATAGAAAGGATAAGCTTCAGTTTCTTGCTTATAACGCTCCATTTGATTCTGAGTTCGTTAGGCAGTGGTTTTTGAAGAACAACGATAATTACTTTGGTTCCTTTTTCTGGAATCCTGCTATTTGTGTTATGCAAGCTTCAGCTTGGTTCGTTCAAAGCGTTCGTGGCTCATTTCCTAATTTTAAACTTGCAACAATTTGTGAATGCGCTGAACTCGGCTGGGACGAGGATTCAGCTCACGATGCGAATTATGATGTGACAAAAACGGTAGAGCTTTATCGCTATCTAAGGGAAAACCTCTCGCAACTGTGAAATTACCATAGTTTCCATTATAGCTGTAAGTAATGATCACAAATTAGAAAAAAAGTCACTTTTATAGCACTTTTACCTGTACATTTGCCGAAAACCGTGGTAGAATATACTTGTAAGCAAAACTATATTATGACTATTAAAGAACTCAAAGAAGCCCTTGATCTTTTCGCCGCTGACTCGGAGGCTGGTGAAAACACTCCAGTTTCAATCGCCATTGACCAAGATGGCCGTCTGAATCCGACGCCAATTACTTCTGTTGGTTTTTGGAGTGGAAAGGAAGTCGAAATTGTTGTCCGCCCTCACCAGTTATTCTACGTCTTTAACTAAAAAAAGTGATTTTTATAGCACTTTTACCTGTACATTTATCCCAAACCGTGGTAGAATATACTTGTAAGCAAAAACTACCGCAATTTATATTATGAAATATCAACTTTATATTCACGGAAAACTTAGTCGCAAAGGCGAAGGACCTCTTCCCAAAAATCTGGAAATCCCAGAGGGAAGCACTCTCCGAACCACTCTTAGCAAAGCCAAGACCTACACATGGTTTATGCTGCGGGAAGGTGACTGGGTGCTAATGGACCCAGAAGAATATATCGAATCACTGATGAAATAATATCGTAAGCAATTTATATTATGAAATACCAATACGCACTCCTCCACATCCCATCATCAAGCCTTCGAGCTTGGGGTTATTCGTGGCACATGAGCATGTTCCGCAAAATCGCGAAACGTAATTCTAACTATGCGATTATCTCACTGGAAGATAATCAAGTTATCAAGTAATCTGAGTAAAAACAAAAAACAACAACCACCTATATTATATTATGTCACTCGAAAGAGCAAATGAAATGGTCAAGTTCCTCAAGAACCTTAACGAGGAAAGAACGAATGCCGGCAAACCAGCTGGATTCAATGCGCGTGAAATGGAAGACTATGGAATGAATTTCGGCATTACTTGCCGCGAAACTGTAGCGACCTTCCTTGGTAAGAAGCGTGCAATTAGCTGGGGACGTTATCTCCCTGAAGAACTTAGCGAAGAAATGATTCGCGGTGCATCTAAACCCAAGGCTTCTAAAGGATCACGTAAACGCAAGGTGACTAACCTTGGTTCGGTCAGCATGGACGACGTGGTTGCAGCTGCACAAGCTTCTGAGAAATCCGCTCCTTCCGTGAATAAAGTCGATCGGCTGGCAATGATCAAAGAGATTGTACTTCAAAAAGACGCTGAAGAAGCGGCTGAGGCTGCTTTCGAAGAGCTTACCGCTAAAGAAAATAAAAGCTTTGACAAAGGAGATTCTCCTGAAGAAACTTGCTACAAATACTCTCAAATGTGCTATACGCAGGATGACGTTGAAGAAGAACTCGCCCTGATGGGTACTTACCTTTAATATGACACCAATTGAATTTATCCTAGTATCCGCGGTTGCTTCTGCGATCTATTATTTCGCATCTTAGACTTTTTATCAGCGGGAGTGGCGAAATTGGTAGACGCAACGGAACGTGGCCACGTTTCGTTGATCTTTTGATCGTGCGGGTTCGATTCCCGCCTCCCGTACCTATTAAATAATATTTTTATGAGCATGAACTTAGGCCTTTGCTGCCTACTCCACAACAACAAAGAACTCAAGTTCCGAACCTATACCAAGGCGCGCTTGGAACGGCTAAGCTTTGAAGACGCCCGAACAAACGTTCATGAAGTTCTTACGCATAACAGCCAAATGCTTGGGCGATTCTTTGACTTTTGTCGGAATAATTCGATCCCCTCTTACCGACTAAGCTCGGATCTTATTCCGCATTTTGAATACATCACTAATCGCGGCTTACTTACAGAAGAGGAACTTAACGAATACCTCTCTGCATTTGGCTCTCACGACAGCAGTGGTATTTGCCTTTCAATGCACCCTGGTCAGCACGTTGCCATGGGTTCTAATAGAGAAGAAGTTATTGTCAACGGTGCGGCTGATCTTCGTCTCCA